CAACGACTCCAACGCCTCGATCACCCAGTGGGCGCAAGCTAACGGCAAACCTCTTCCAAATCAACAGGGCACGCCGCAGGAGACGCTCGCGGCCCAGCAGCAGTACTTCGCCCAGGCCAACGACCTGGCGACGCAGTACGGCCAGTATTACGCGCCCAACGCGCCGGGAGGTGCGACCCAGGCCGGCACCAATGCGCCTCAGGTGGGCCAGTCGACGCTCGCGGCGCAGCAGCAGTCCTACAGTCAGCAACTGGGTGCCATCAACGCCGCGGCGGCGCTGCAGGCCAACCCGTTCCGCCAGCAGCAGGTCATCGGCCAGCTCGGCAACCTGCTCAATGGTCAGCCGTCGGCTAGCTTCTCGGCGCCGAACACGGTGCAGGGTGTCGGCACTGCGGGCGGCACCGGGCCAAACACCGGCATGGCCTACATGCAGCAGATGATCGACGACATCCGTGGCGGCACCAACTCGCAGAACTCTCAGGACGTGAGTAGCGTGCTCAACGCCATCCCGACGCCGAACCAGATCAACTCGGGCGACTTCCTGCGCTCGGCGCCGTCGACGCAGAATATGATCCTGCAGGGCATGCAGGAGAAGTACGGCCTGGATCCTGCCGATTCGACGGCGCAGATCAAGGCGACGCTCCCCCAGTTCACCTCGCCATCGACCTTCGGGAGCATCAAGGGATGACGATGGATCTGACGCGCTCGATCCATCCCGACCTGATGGACGAGTACCAGGAGCAGATCGACCTGGCCGCCGGCGCCTCGAGCCCACCGGCAGCCCCCACGCGGCGACGTCGCGGACGAGGTGTAGCGGCCGCTACGGAAGCGTCCCCTCCCGGAGACACCGCTGTAGACGAGTCCAACCCCGACGCGCCGACGGGAGGCTCCGAGGGTGTGCCAACTGCCTCGGAGCCGACCGCGGCACCCGAATCGAATGGCGAATGGCTGGCCCAACTCGAGGGCAAGACCGACGCGCGCGAGATTCTGGCTATCGCCCGCGAGCACGTCTCCCGCGAAGAGCTCGCCGCGGACCCGTTTTTCCAGGGCTGGATCGGCGATCTGGCCAATCAGCGCGCGCGCAAGCTGGTGGAAGACCAGCAGAAACAGCAGTTCGAGCGACAGAAGGCGGAGACCTTCGCGCGCGGCGACCTGTACGCGTTGGGCCAGATGGAGGCCGAGCAACTCCAGACCCAGCGTCAGCAGCTGCAAGCCCAGGCCGAGCAACAGAACAGCCCGTACATGATCGCCATCCGGAACTTCCAGGCCAAGCTGCCCGAGGCAGTCCAGCAGGAAGTCCAGGGCAAGAACTACGAGAGCTACCAGGCGTACCTGGAAGCCGTGCAAGACGCCGCGATTCGCCACGGCATCTCGCAGGAAGTGTCCAAACGCGCCGCCGGCCTCCAGAAGGCCGAGCTCTCGAACACGGTCGGAAGTGAGCAGTCTCCCGAGTTAGACGGAGGACCTGCACAGGCGTACCGCGAGATCACGGACGCCCAGGTCGCCGCCATGACGCTTGAGGAGTACGACGGCTACTTCGACGAAAAAGGGCGCCCCAAACCGGGCGTACGCGTGCGTCTCGAACGAGGGATAGACGTTCAGAGGCGGTGATCTCCTCACCCCGTTGGGGTGAGACGCTAGAAAGGAATATCGACCAATGCCCGTAGGTGCAACGACCTTCGTTGGAAAAACCATCGCTGATGGCGTCTTCTCGCCCGACATCTGGAGTAAGCAGGTACTAAGGGCCACAGAATCAAATTTGGTCTTCGCAAAATGCGTCAACCGCAGTTTTGAGGATGACGCAAGTGTGGGTAAATCGGTCAAAGTTGCCAGCATTGGCAACGTTGCTGCTCGGGCGAAGACTGAAAACACGGCGATTCAGTACGAGACGGTTGCCGAGACGGCTACGACAATTACCCTCGACCGAAAAGTTATGGGGGCACGCCTCGCCGCTTAGGGCGAGAGTGACAAACACGGGGTGAACTGTCGGGAACCCTAAACATCAACATGAACACAACAAACGTGCAGCATATTCACGGTCATGGAAGCACTGGATGCTGCGTGGCTTGCTGGGTTCATCGATGGCGAAGGCAGCATCACGCTCTACCGCAGCCGATGGACATGGAAACCGGATGGGCCGACAACGCGTCGACTCCGCAATCATCAGCGCGAACCAGAACGGTATCGCCCACTGATCGCGGTCTCGCACACCGATGCCGACACCTGCGACCACGTTTCGGCTTTGCTCACTCAGATCGGTGCGAAGCATTACTACCTGCGCGATCCAAAGCGGGTCAATCCAACTCGTCTCGGGAAGCGTCCACAACGCCACATCTCAGTCATGAGCTTTGTGGCTGCCCGGCGCGTACTCGAGGTGTTGATCCCGTATCTGGTAACCAAGCGCGAGCAGGCAGAAGTCCTCTGGCGATTCATCGAGATTGCCCAGTCGCGCGACCCGCACCTGCATTACACCGACGAGCAACGCGGCATAGCACTGTTCCTTCGGCGTCACCCGATGCATGGGAATCCGCAGCCAAGCCAGGCGGGGACGGCACCAGCCGAATAGCCTGGAAGGTTCAGAGACTAGCGGGTGAGCCCAACAATAAGCCCGCACTAGCGCCCCGCCCGCGACCTTCGTATCGCGGTGATGAGATAGTCCAGCCCCTGTCGAAAGGCAGGGATCGCTGCAATATATGGTCGTACGCCGCGGTCGGTATCGAAGACATCGTCAAGGTGCAATCCATTGTCGATGTGCAGAACGAGTACCAGATGAAGATGGGCTACGCCATCGCACGCGACATCGACTCCAAACTCGCAACCGACGTGGCCGGCTTTACCCAGACGGTAGGCACGCTCGGCACGGCGCTCGCCGACGTCGACGTGGTGCGCGCCAACCAGTACCTGGACGACGCCGACGCGCCTGCCGACGATCGGTTTCTCATCCTGTCGCCAGCTGAGAAGGCGAACAAGATCACCCTGGACCGTTGGTCGAACGCGCTGTACATCGGCAACCCGAAGCCGGCCATCAGTGGCAGCCTGGGCGACATGTACGGCCTCAACCTGATGGTGACCACCAACCTGGTGAAGCCCGCCGGCGGTCAGGCCAACAACTTCGTGTTCCAGCGTGAGGCGCTCGCGCTGATCGTGCAGCGCTCGCCCAAGATGCACCTCTTCTACGACATCGACTTTTTCACCTGGAAACTCGCTAGCGAGGTCATCTACGGCCACCAGATGATGCGTCCGACGTTCGGCGTCTGGGCGAAGGGCATCGGGTAGGAGCATGGCCGACCTGCTCGAGCGGCTGGAGCAACGCGCGGCGCCGGCCGTTGCCAACCCACGCCGCGGCCAGAACTACAACTTTCCGCTCGCCTGGTATCGGCGTCCGGACGGCGACGTCGTCCAGCTCCAGAGCGACCCGAACAACCGCACGTTTTACGAGGACCTCGGGTTTGTCATGCTGCGGCCGCCCGAGGTCAACGAGTGGCTCGACGTGGTGCGGCCGGAGATCGTCGCCGAGCAGAAGAAACGCGCGCAGCTCATCAGTGCCGTCCGACGCCTCGAGCGCCAGATCCCGCAGTTGATCATTGAGGATGACCAGCAACTCGAGTTCGGCAGTATGCCGATCGACGACCTGAGCAGCTACTACGCCGAGCTCTGTGAGCAGTTCGGGGTCAAGCGTCGCCTGCCACCGATGAAACCGGAGCCGACTGGCGCGGAGCACGACGCCATGTTGCGCGGGGTTGACACGAGCGGCAGCATCGAGGAGCTCGAGGCCAAAGTACGTCGCGGCCAGGGCTACGACCCGATCCGCGAGTCGAGGAGACGAGGACATGAGTGACTGGTTGACGGCCGCCCAACAGCAGCAGCAGGCCCCACTGGGCACGCCGCCGGGGAATCTCTACTTCACGTTCACGTCGCCAGCCGGCGACACGTTCATCGGGCCGGCGGCCAACGCCGAGACGTACCTGCTCGCGGGCTTCACCGTGACGGGCGAGCAGACAGTGGACGACTCAGACTCCTTTCGAGCACTGGTCAGTCCGGGTTCAGACGAACCGCCCGCCGACGGAACCGCTAACACCGAAGCCACGGCGACGCCAGGCGTCACGCAAAAAGTCGCAGCGCCCTGATGCCCGGTAACGCCGGCGGACTGTGGACGCACACGCCCGTCGACTGGCGTGGCAACGAGGGTGTCGCCAAACCGGGCAGTTGGCCAACCGACGCGATCGCGGCGGTGCCGCCGAACGGCTCGCGTCAGCAGACGGCGTCGGCCAACGTGGGCGGCATCAGCGTGAGTGCCGTCGGCACCACCACGGCATCGATCACCTACGCCGTGGACATCACGTCGTCGTCCCAGGTCGAATACGGCGGCTCG